TTAGCTCCCCCTGCAGGCCTGATCGCCCTCATCACCATTCAACCCGCGCTCGATGTTCACTTGGTCGCACAGCGCCGCTACTTCGGCGTCTCGCTGTTTAAGAGCGCCTCCGAGTTCCGCGACCACTCCGACGCCCTCTGCAAGCTGGCGGTCGAGGGCTGAGGCTTTATCTGCAAGAGCGCGGCGGGCAGTGGCGTCGGCTTCGGCTTGCGCGCGATAAGTGGCGGCTCGGCTGTCGGCGCTGAGCTGCAGCCTGTGAGCGCGCTCAAGCTCAGAGCGCACATCAACAGCAATGCCAGTTTTGAGTGCTGCCAGGCGGTCGGCGTTGTAGATCGTGTCTTGTGCATGTTTGCTCTCCAGTTGGGCAGTGTTGGATTCATTGGCCCGGGCGGCTTCTGCGCGGGTGGCCACGCCCTGGGCCTGCTCGGTCTTGCAGTCGGCTACTTTGGATGTGCCACGCCAGCCGTTGACTGCCCAGCCACCACCAAACGACAAAGCGGCCACCAGGGCCGCTATTGCTAGTTGAATCTGCAGGGTCATGGCTCACCTCATGAGGAAATGCAGGAAGATCCAGAACGCTCCCCACAGCGGCGCACCAGCAAGACAGGCGATAAATGCGAAGAATAGGAGCATTACAAGCCCTCCAGGCACAAGGCGCGCTCAGCTTGGCGGCGGTTCTGCAGGCCTTGCACATACTTTCCGCCAGCGTTTGACCAGTTGGGCGCACCAGAAGGCGTGCGGGCGATCAGATTGCAGCCTTGCACGATCTGGCCAGCGTTGATGCTCCGGACGGCCTGGGAGCCGCAAGCGCCCTCCTTGCCCACGTTGATAGCGAACATGGTCAACCCGATCAAGCGCTTGGCCGTCAGGTAGTCCCAGTTGGCGCACCCCAGCATGGCAAAGCCATACTCCAGCAGTGTTGCCTTGTTCACTGCCCGGCACTGGTCGTCAGTGAGCTTATCGCCCACATTGGCTTTCCAGTCGGTACGGCCAGCGCAGTAGGTAGGGATGCCGTGCGCCAGGTTGTCCGCGTACACCTGTTTGATGTTGCCTTCCCAACGCTCCAATGTGGTGTACGCCAGGGGGCTGGTCAGCGCGGCCAGCAGAGCTGCGGGAATCACCCCCTTGCGCGCAAGAGAAGCCGGAATGCTCGGCTCTTTTGGAATCAATGCATCTGTCATAGCTCATCCCATCCCGTACCAAACTTGTGTTGCATGCGCGCTTCCATCTCGCGCGCCTCTCGCCGGTCTTTGCGCCAGGACCAATACTGGCTACAGGCCCAGCCCAGAACACCGATCAGCAAACCGCCGATCACACCCCACTCGGACACTGTGAGCCCGCTCACAAATGCCCCTGTTGCCCCGCCATAGGCTGCGGCCTTGCCCGCGACAATCGCGCCGTTTTCTGCACCATTGCTCATGCGCGCCCCTCTCAGAAATGAAAAAACCCGCTGGGCGAACCATGCGGGTGTGTGTTGTGTGTGACAGGTCAAAGCGCCTGGGCGAAGTCGAAAAGATCAGGCATTTCCGCCTCTGTCAGCCCCAGTGCCTGGGAGAGCATCCCTACTGTCTGGCTGTCCGACTCGATGGCCGCAGCGCCATCCCAGTCAACCCGGGCCATGTAGCGCTGGGTTTCGTCTGGAATGGCGTTGATCACCGCATCGATCTGATCCGCCTTAATCCCTTTTCGCAAGAACAAGGCCAAAAGCACCTGCCGCTTGGTGACTGTGATCCGAGCGGCATCCTTCGCGGCTTGCTCCGCTGCTGCTTGCTCAGCCACGCGCTGCTCAAGCTCGGATTCGGTCAGCGCAACTTTGCGCCATTGCTGCTGCCATTCACCATTAATCAGTTTGGGCTTGGCTTCAATCAGCTTGTGCGTTTCCGCGTTGCAGGCGGGCTGAGGTTGGTCCACTACCTTGGCGTATTGCTCAAGAGGAGCAAATGGCTCAGGAAAGACCGTCATCGGGTGCCGCTGCATGATTTCTGCCTGCGTGAGGCCCCATTCCTGGGTCGTTGTGTCGATGTACATATCAATCCCTAATTAGTTGCATTGCCCAGCCGTGTCCCCGTAGCGAGCCATGTCACCAGGCTGTTTCCGTCCACATAGGCTCCCGCTGCAGCGCCATTACCAGCTACGCCGTCCGATTGCGATTCAAAAGTGCCGGTGGTGGAGCCATAGCTGCCATCGGCGCCTCGCATGCCGATAGCCCCGCCGTCTCCGCCGCGCCCGCCCGTGGCGGTGCCTTGGGTAGTGCCACCGATGGCGGGCCCGCCCACGGTCTGCGAAGTCCCAGTATTGCCAGACGTTTGGCTCACAAGTATCGGCGTGCCCGAAGTGTTGAAGCCCGCGCCATCTCCACCGGCACCGCCGTTGCCGGTAGCGGAGTAGCTTGTCCCTCGGAAGATCGATTTCCAGGCACCTCCACCGCCTTTACCTCCCCCTCCAAAAATGGTTCCGTAGTTGTAGATACGAATGCGGGTGCGTGTGTAGAGACCAGTTCCGCTATTGAATACACCCCCAATCCGACCCTTGTTGATGATCGTCAGGCAATCATGGGGAATGCCAGTGATGTTGAGCGAAGCAACATCCACCCCGGCATTGATCGTGCAGATGATTTGGCTGTAGCCATTCCACCCGCGTGCACGAGCCAGAGCCGCAATATCTGGGCTGCGGACGGTTGCAGCAATCGTGACAGCAACAAGTCCGCCACCTAAAAGCAAGCGCCGCGCGGTCATCCTGGGAACTTCCCTGCAATGGAGCAGTACCAGGTACTGTCATATTTCGCCGTAAATATGAGCATCAGCATTTCTCCATTGGCAACAGTGGGAAGGCTGGCACCGATAGGCAGTGCGATATTCGCTCCGAGGCTTATCGTGTAGCTCCCCTGCATGTGGGCGCACAAAGTCACTTGATCACCCGCAGTGCGTGCAGCAGGCAGGTTGATCGTTGTTGACGCCGTGATACCCATTTGATGTACGGTAGCTTCTGCCGGGTTCAGCGTGTAGGTGCTGGTCGATATGGAGCCGCCTTTCGTCGATTCAATCAGCGTTCTATCAGTTAAAACCCGATGCCATGGCCCCCACGCGGCCGAGTCGCGCTGACGCTCATAAATCCAACCCTGGATTGGAGTAGCTAATGTCTGCGACGCGCGCTGCGTTACTTGGCCTAATTCCTGGCTGCCAAACGTAAAAACATTCCACCAATTGGTTGTTACATGCCCGGGCGGCCAATCGGCACCAACGCCAGAAGAGTCGTAGTAGGCGGCCCACTGCCCCAGGGGCGCATTGGCCATCAGCTGCGATTTGTTGCGTGCGGCGCCGATGCTGGTCTCCACCAGGCCCGTAATCACACCCGTCTTGCCATTCACAGACGCGACTGGCCCGGCCTGAATGGCATCCTTGGCGGCGAGAATGTCGGCAACAGTCTGGTTGACCGCAACAACAGAATCAGAGGCATTCTGCGCATAGTCATGCGCTTGGCCTGCACTGTGATCTGCAGCCTGGGCAAGCTCATAGGTTGCTTGTGCGTTCTGGCGGTTGTCGGCCGCTTGGTTGTTGTTGTCGCTCACCCAGTTGTCGTACCAGAGGGCAAGATTCTTGGCCTTTTCATCAAAGACCGCAGGAGGGTCGCCGTCCAGTGGTGCAGGAGGCATATTGCGCACAGGGCGCGGATTAACAATAGCAGTCATGATGCGCTTTGCACTCTCAAATCAACCACCGAATGATCGAAATACACTACCTTGATATTGGCCGTGGCCACACCAAAGGTATTCAGTGATTCAATATCGGATGAGCCAATAAAAAAGGTCGGCTTGGCCGACCTGTCCTGAATGAATTTCGTGAATCCATCGATCTCCCGTCGCATGATGGGAATAGACATCGTGGTTTCTCGAATGACCTGCCTGGGAATGAGCTTCAAATTGCCATATTCATCTCGTTTCTTGACCGAGTAATCCTCGAATTCGATTGCAGCCCCAAGCTCTACACACATCCCCCATTCTTGGACTGAGCCCGCAATGAGGTGCGTGATTTTCATGCCAGCCGATCCTGCAATGTCCACCGTGATAGTGGCCTGCGGATAATCCGGCAAATCAGTGAAGTAGCCCAAAATGCCGGTTGCTTCACGCGGCCCGTAATGCCAGAGATACCAGCTTGACCGGGTGATAGAGCGGCCGACATTCATTGACTTCTTGTAGACCTCTCCCGCCGTGGGATCAGTCACCGTCACCGTCACTCTTTGAACATCTTCCAGCCCAATGGCTGCCACCGCGCCGCAGGTCTGGCCAAACCGAAAGGTGTAGCTCAGATTCGATGCGCCAATGGTTGGCTTGGAGGTCATCGCATCAAAAAGTGACCATGTATTTGTGGGGTATACCGGCACCCAGACAGTGCCACTGTCTGGAGGCGGAACCGTGCCGTTTGTTGCAGCGCCATTCTTGTAAACAATATGGGCATATCTAACAAGAGAGCCAGCCGGGTAGTTGAATCCAGAAACCCATGCGGGTGCTGAATCCTCTACTGGTGGCTGGCTCAATAGATTTGCATCGTTGATTACAAATGGCTTAACAGTTTTTAAGCCTGTCAATTTGCCTCCGCTTCTGCCTGTTGGGCCAGGCGTTTAGTGGAACGGTCGATATTGCCAAGTGAGGTCAGCTCGCTCTCTCCAAGCGATCTCTGATCCTTGCGCAGCATTTCAACCTCCGAGCGCAGCGCCCGCACCTCCGTTACCAGCACAGGGTTATCGCTCGACGATTGCAGGGCGCCCGAAAAGGCCGCGCTGCCAGTCGTTTGAATCACCCGGCCGGCAGCGGCAGATGCTGCTTCCGCGATCTGCTGGTTGCCAATATCGACCCCGTACTTGCCTGCCAGGTAGTCGCGGGTATCGGTCAGCGATGCCAGCCATTCGGCTTGCTTGAGGTACACATCGGCTTGCGACGATGCGTTTGCCTTGGCAAGAGATTCGAGGTTGCGGATGATCGAGGGCAGCTCATCGGCTGCATCCTGATCGCCTGCCCTCGCCTGCGCAGTCTTGATCGCAAACATGGCCTCGTAGTACGCGGTGCCTTGGTCTTGACTGCCGCCCAGCAGCTCGCCGCGCAGCCGGTTCATCTCACCCAGCAGCGAATCAATGGTCTTTCTCCACTGATCCGCCAGCTTCTTGGCCGCGTCTGCCGCAGAATCCGCCGCTTTCGCAGAGGAGTCGTAGGCGCTGGTAACGTTCTGGATCGCAGGGCGATAGGTCGTCATGACAGGAATCGACTTGCCAATGTCGTTGCCCAGGTCGCTCACGATGCCAAGCACCTTCTCCATGGCTTCCTTGAAAGCCGGATCATTGAGCAAGGCATTGAGCGCATCGGCTGCCGCCGTGGCATTGGCCACCATCGAATCGATGGCAGCGCCCGACACGGCCGCAGACACAGAGGAGCCCGTCATTGCGGCAGTCACCACCGGGGTGATCACACCATCAATGATCGAGTTCATGACAATCGTCAGCGCTTGACCGTAGATAGCTTGCTCGAAGCCCGAGGCAATCGTGTCGGCCAGCCACTGGCCAGCCTGAGCGCCCCGGCCCTCGTTCACTTCCTTGATGAAGCCATCCACCAGGCCATCGATAGACAACCCCAGGGTAGAGACGGTTTCCGCGCGGATGCGCGCGATCTCCTCCAGCTTTTCAACCATGGCCTGCGCCGCAGCATCAGCGCCCTGCGTGAAGGCGTCCACGCCAGCGGCAAAGTCGTCGGCAAACTGCAGCAGCCACGCAATCAGCGCCTCATCCTTGGCAGCAATGGCCTGATCCATCAGCGCGCGATACTTCGCCTTGGCGTCGGCATCACTCGTCCGCAGATCAAGGCCCATTTCCTCCATGCTCTTATCGACCTGGGAGGTCATGCGGGCCATCTTCTCCGCATCGGAGTAGTACAGGTTGAAGTAGGTGCTGGCAGCCGTAGAAAGCGCCTCCAGGCCGCCCACGGCATCAACCAGGCTACTTGCCCAGTCTGCGCCAGCAAGCGACGTTTCTACCAGGGTCGCCCCCAGCAGATCGAAGACACCATTCACACCCACCAGGCTCGAAGACAAGCGGCCCAGGGCTTGCACAGCGGTTTCACCCTCGCGGACGTATTCGCTCATCACCCAAACCTGCTCTGTGACCGTTTCCGTCACCTCCTTGCCCACCCGGACGAATCGATCCGTGTCCCCGCCATCGTTGACCTGTACGGTTTCCCAGATCATCGTCGTGACTTCACGGGTCTTTTCCTCCCAGGTGCCCAGCACCAAGCGGGCCATTTCCTCATTGGCCTGTGCAAGCGCCTCCTGAATCTTGGCTGCCGCCTCCTCCTGGGTCAGCCCAGTAAGCTCCAGGCCCTTCCCCCCCGTGTCCGGATGGATCTCATCCAGGCCCAGTGCAACCTTCATCTCGCGGATGGCATCACCATCCAGGCCCAGAGAATCGGCTTGTTTTGCCGTGTTCTCGCGCATAGCGGTGAAAGCGTCTTGCAGGATCTTGATCGGGCCTTGAGAGCCGTCAATCGCCGCCCCATAGTTGCGCTCCAAAACGTCCAGCTTGTTGTACAGCTCCTGCAGCTCTTGGTCGCGCCGGGCATTGCCGCGCTCACCATAGGCTGTATAGGGATTGTTGGTCTTCAAGGCCTCGATCTGGGCCTTGGTTTCCTTGATCTCCTTTTCAGCAATGACGTAGCGGTAATCCGGGCCGTCGAACAAGCCGCCGCTCTCGCGCATCAGCTGGTAGCCGTACAGGTCGCCGCCAAGGTCGCCGGTAATGCCCGTGCCGACCATCTTTTCGTCTTTGAACATGCCACCCAGGTAGGCTGCGATCATTGGGATAGCGATAGCCACCCCTGCCCAACCCATGCCCCCTTGCGCCCACATGCCCCCAGCAGCGCCCGGCGCAGGTGCGCCCAAGCCGCCTGTAACCGGCATAGTCACAGCGCCAGAAGTTTGAACCCCGGCTGTACCCCATGGAACACCACCACCAAAGAGGCCCGTGAAGTATTCTGAGACGTTGCTGACAAACCCCTTGCCGCTAAACAGGTTGTAGAGGCTGGAGCCATTGCTAAACATGCTGGTGATCTGTCCGAAGATGCCACCAGTGCCCTTGCCAAGAATGGCCTCGGCCGCGCTTGCAGCAGCAGAAGATCCGCCCCCAAAGAGCGATGCACCAATGTTGATGATCCATTTGCGAATGGTCATCTGGTACAGAACGTCCAGCACCGCTGACTTGAGCGTTTGGCCCAGGCGCTTAAACGATCCTGCGCCGTCCTCAAAGACATTTGTCCAGGTGGCGTGCGCGGTGTCGTCAATGCTCTGGAAGAAGCTTGTCCATTCCCCTTTCTGGGTCTGCACCAGCTCGGCTGCATTCTCTGCAACCTCCTTTTCTTCCAGCAGCTCGTTGCGCTCCCTGAGCTGCTTGATCTGCTCTTGCAGCGCCTCGATCATCATCGTGTCGTACAACTCGAATGATTTCTTGGCCTGTAAATCGGCAAGCTCCTTTTCCTTTGCAACTACGATTTGCTCCCGGCGCAAGCGCAGGATGATTTCCTGCTCCTTCTTGCTCTTGCCAATCAGCGCAATCTCGTCACGCAGTTGCTTGTTCTCCGACTCCAGGGAGGTGGCCGCGTTAAAGGTTGCATCCACGGCTTTGGCTCGTTCATCGCGCCATGCCTTGCGGGCAGCAGTTTCCTCCTCGATGGCCTTCTTCATGAAAGGCTGTTGAGCAAGAAGATTGGCTTGGGCTTCAATCAGCTGCTCAACACTGATCTCGCCTTCTTTGCGAAGCAAGTTGAGTTCGTTCCATTTCTTCTGGAAGTCCTTATCAAGCCCAGCGTCTTGCGAGGTCAGGCCGTCATAGAGCTTTTTGGCCTCTGCAACTTGCTTTGCGTGTGCTGTCGCAGCCTTGGCGCCAGCATCTGCCGCGCTCTTTGCTGCTGCCTCTCGCGCCTTCTGTTCGCCCAGCAGATCGCGGTTTGACTTGGTGACCTGGGCAGCAGCTTCCACGGCCGCATTACCCTCCTCGCTCCAAGCGCGGGAGATGGCGGCGCCACTGGCTGCCCAGCCAGCAGACACATCCGCCTTGAAGTCGGTCATGATGTTGCGCGCGCCTTCGAGGTCGCCGCGCAGCACGGCCATGACGGCCGCAGCCGCCGCGCCCACAGTCTTGCCCACGGTATTGAATACCTCGGCCACACCCCAGCCCACGGAATACAGGCCCTTCAAGGCCGTGGCCAGCACATCAGCGATGCTCGAAAGCCGGTCGCCTGCCGTCATCGACTCCAGAAAGGAGCCGGTCAAGCTGTTCAATGTGGGCAGCAGCTTGGCAGAGGCGCGCATACCCACGCCCTCAATGCCCAGTTGCAGCAGCTCCAGGGTGTCATTGAATTGGCCGGCCTTCGCCGCCGTCTCGTTCTCGATGACAATTCCCAGCTTTTCGGACAGCTCGGTCAGCTCTTGAATGCCTTCCGACCCGCTGCTGAGCAGGGGCACCATTTCAGCGCCCGACTTACCGAAGATCTCCATGGCCAGGGAGGTCTTGCTTGCGCCATCCTCCAGGCCCTTGAACTTGTCAGCGATCTCGAACAATACGGATGTGGTACTGCGCAGGCTGCCATCTGTGTTCTTCGCATTGACGCCCAGGGCGCGCAAGCCCACATTGCCGTCGCTCATCTCCTTGGAGAGCTTGGCCAAACTGGAAGCCATGGCATCGTTACCCAGCCCCGCCTGTGCATAGGCCAGCCGTAGCTGTGACAACTCCTTGGCGGACACGCCGACACGCCCCGACATTTCATCAAAGGCATCAGCGGTATCGATTGCTTTCTTGATGAACCCGGTAAAGGCGGTGACAGACAGGGCTACGCCAATGGCGCCCAGGGCCTTGCCTGCCAGGTCTGCAGCTTGGATCATCTGGTCGGTGGCGCCCTTGACCATCCCAACGCCTTGATCCAATTGCTTCTTGAGTTCGGCCATGTTGGCCAACATCTGAATTTCGAGTGAGCCTGCAATCATGGCGAGTCCAAAAATAGAAAAGGCCCGCCGAAGCGAGCCCAGGAATGAGAAAACCACCCGAAGGTGGTTTGTGTGAATTACTTTATTGATCTGACAAGTTCATGGCAAAGGCTGGGGGCTAACGTCTTGTACAACCCCTCCCCATCTGGCTCGGCCAAAGCGGCTAACTCACCAGACACCACAAATGGACGATAGCCGACATATGCCCCAAAGGCATTTTTTGCATTTACTTCACCGCAAACGGAAACCCTGCCTTTGCCGGTTTTCGACTTGTAGACGCCAAGATTGCGAAAATTTGCACTCTCTGGGTCTTTGAAGTCCTTTGATACTTCAGCCTTTGCTTTGGCTACCAGGGCGTTGTAGTTCTCACCCTTGGCCAAAGCCGTCATAGAAACACCTGCGAGCACCAAGCCGATGAAAACAGTTCGCATATCCCCTCCACGAATCAAAGGGGTATGCTACCAAATGCTAACGCCCTCTCAGAACATCCTTGATGTGGGAGGCAAGCTTTGTCTGATCAACTGCGACAACCTCCGGCGTCCAGGGTGCGGGCCGCTGCGGGCTCTCTGCAGCACTTACCTCTGAGGCAAACTCTGTTGACATCTTCCGGATCAATGTCACCTCCCAAGGCTTGAGCTGCACCCCGTGCAATTTTGACCAGGAATATATCTCGGTGAAGCTGAGCCGGACAGGGCCGGCCATTCCAGGCTCAATGAAGTCCAAAGACAGCATGTAGTCGATGAAATAGCCAGCCTCCGGCGACAAAGGCGGGTAGAACACTTCGGAGCCCTTCTCCTCGGCTTGCTTGGCGCGGCTGGGAAGTTTCACCTCCTTCTTAGCCTTGCCAACCTTGTCTACGCGCTTTTGCGATGCATTCCACCAGGCAAGCTGGCGGACATACAGAATCAGCTCTTCACCGAGTTCTGCGTAAAATTTGACCAGTCCTTGACAAATTCAGCCACCTGATCGGCCACAAAGCCAATGCTGGTGTCGCCATAAACGGCCAGGGCCAGTTCGCGGCCTGAAGTGATGCCTTCATAGTCCAGGTTCTCAAAGCTGTGGGTGATCTCGGCCAGGTAATGCACCTGCTCCTTTTGCTTTTCTTCCGCAGTCTGCTCGAACTTGCCCCCGCGCTTTTGCAGGCGCTGGATGGCGCGATTGTTGACCTTGGTCTGAGCCGCTTGGTACTCCTTGGAGCCGGGGCCGTACACGTTCACGCCCACGGGCAGCTTTTCCGCACCCTTCTTGTCAGGCTCGGTGTACATCAGATTTTCTTGCGCATCCTTCAGATGCAGGAACGAGGTAGGCGAAACGGCTTTGGATTTGATATTGAGAGTCATGTGAATTTCCTATAGCGGAGAGAAAATGCGCCCGTGCGCAACCGCCCGCCCCGCTATAAGGAGCGAAGCGGCTGCGTCGGCGCTGGGGAGGCCTTACGGCCAATTGGGGTGATGGGAGGGGATCAGGGAGCCAGAACTTCCACGATGCCCACGCCGTCCGAGCTGGTTGTCAGTTCCAGCTGAACCGACGCGGAGCGGATCGAGTCCACAGTTCCGATTGCCTTCTCAAACGACATGACCTGAGCTTGGAAGTAGTCAATGTCGCCGCCTTGGTACTCGACCTTGAACGAGTAGTCGGCGTCGTCATCCACGGCTGCACTCAGGACAATCTGCCCCGGATCCTTGCTGTTGATGGCAAGCTGCAGCGTCTTCTGGCCCTCGTTGAAAGAGCCCTTTTTCTTCTGCGTGCCACGGTTATCGATGGGCTGGTGCGTCACACCCGCGTAAACGCGGCCATGGTTGCCACCATCGGTGATTTCGCCAATCTTCTTGAAATCGACGATTGCCGCATAGCCCGCAGCGTCGAACGTCGCGGGGGTATTGGCGGAAATGCTGATTTTTGTACCAGCAACGGTTTCTACTCCAGACATAGGAGTTTCCTCTCTTCAAAAGAAAAGGCCCGCATTGCGGGCCCTTGGGTTAAGCCGTTGCCGGCCATTCATCGATCACGTTTTGACGTGACCATAAAGTCGATGGTTCGCCCGAAAATCCCCGCGTCCTCGTTATCGAGGTCGGGGCCGATACCGGCGTGGCGGACGTTGTGAACCGTCATGCCATTGACCAGGCCGCGCTTGTTCTCGCAGGCCTTACGCACAGCGCCTATCAGCAGCTCCTTGGTCGGGTAGTCCTTGGCAGACACAGTGACCTGCACCCGCCCGGTTTCTATGACCGTGGATTCGTCGCCGCTCAAAGTGGCGCGGTCGTTGTCGCTCACGTTGCTGAGCGCCAGCGCGGGCAGAGAGGAGGCCTGGGGGATTGAGCCCAGGTAGTACCGATTGACCGGCACCAGGGCCGTCATGGCGGCGTCTGCCTTGAGCAAAGCCATCACAACCTTGATTGCATTGGGTGCGCTCATTCGTCCCCCTCTTCCTCTCGGATGGACACATCAGAGGTATCCAGGCCGTGCTTGCTGGCCAAGCGCTTTTTCATGTACTCGGCTGCCGCCACGATGGCTTCGCCCGACTTGGCATCGAGCGCCGGCCGCATGAAGGGCTGAGGCTTCGCGCCAGGGTGGGCCGTGGAAGCGCCCGCAAAGTTCTCGCCGATCTTGAGCGATCCGCTTTTGGCCTTGTCGTTCAAAGTGGCCACACTGACCGCCTTCACGCCGCCTCGGGTCAAGCGCTTGGGCGCATCTTCTGGGTTGACGCTGATCCAGTGCGCCCCCGTGCCGTACTCCACCCAGCGGGCATAGAACACGTTGGTAATGAGCCTTGCTGTCACAGTGCCCTGCTTGTTGCGCGTGGACACCTTGAGGCTCTTCTTCAGGTCGCCTGAATCCACGGGCACACGCCGCAAAGCCTCCTCCTCCAGCACCTTGGCACCAGCGCGCAGTGCGCCGCGCATGACGTTGCGCTCGATCTTCTCGGGAAGCTGCTGCATCAGAAGCGCCAGCTCCTTGAGGCCAGTGACCTTAACCCCCGCTGCTGCCATCGTCCGCCCTCCCGTAGTTCTTGACCAGCAGTTCGATCCCGTCACGCCGGCCCAGCTCGGCAGGCCCGGCCACGATCTCGCACACCCGGTCAGGCTCGCCATCTACGCCCACGATCACCAGGCGCATATCCGGCCGGATGCCCGCCAGGTAGCGCATCCGAACACGCGCGGGCCGCTCTCGGATCTCAACCCCTTGCTGCACCACTTCGCTCTTGGAGGGGAGCGTGTGTTGCACCTGGGCCCAGCCCGTGGCCACTTCGCGCCAATCCTTGATTTCGGTGTTGTAGTCGGGGTCGTGTCCGATGACCTCAAAGGCCAGGAGTCGGAATTCCTTGTCCAGATCGCCAGCAAGTAGCCGCATGGTTACACCCCCAGGCCTACCCGGTCAGGCCACAAAATCCGCTCTGCGCGGGTCATTGCCGCCGCCGTGGGCTGATCGCCCCGGTTGTCGTAACGGTCGCTGGCGATCTCCAGCACAGCAGCCCGGAATTGGGCATTGGCCAACATGGGCAGGTTGCCCGCTTCGCCGCTGGCCAGGGCCGCATCAAGCGCTGCCTGATCTGCGAACACCTTGCGGTTGAGAAACTTTTCAGCCAGGCCCTCGGCAGCCTCTACCAGCACTGTCAGCAAAGCATCGTCCGATGCGCTGGCCCTGCAGTAGCGCCGCGCAAGTTCCAGGCTGGTGATCATGGTTTCGCCGCTTTCTTGGCTTCCGCCTTGGTTTCTTGCTTGGCCGGAGGTTTACCTGTGGCCTCCTTCACCTTGTCCGCGCCGTGGACGCGCACCAGCTCGCGGAAATGGCTCTCGGTGGTCTCGAACTCCGTCGCCACCCTTCCGCCGATGTACAGCGGAATAGTCGATTCAACTTGGATCATGTGTATCTCCTGAGAGAACAGGGCCAGGCCAGAAGACCCGGCCCCATTTCATTACGGTGCTGCTACGGGCAGGCTACCGAAGATGAAGGCTTCAGGGCGATACACAGCCAGGGCCGCGCGCTCTTCGCAACGGATCGAGATCAGGTTTTTCTCGAAGTCGTCCGCGTTCTCGGTGGAGACAACCACATTGGCGTCTTCACGGTCGAACAGTTGCGCGCCATCGCGGAATGCGCCGGTCAGGAACTTGCCCAAGAACGCCGCAATTTCGGTTTCCACCACGGGCAGGCCCCACATGGAAGGTGCTGCCGTGCCCTGGGGATTGCCGATGATGTAGCGGCCCAGATCGTCCTTGAGCAGCTCGATCTTGGCCCAGTCCATGAAGTGCAGCACATGGCCCGATGCGGGAACGCGCGCCAGTTGCGCCTGCAGCATGGCCCAGCGCATCGTATCGATGGCCGTGGCGCCAGCAGGGATGCCAGCCGCATCGTAGGCGGTTGCCTGCGGGATGATGCCGTGCAGATGCGCGCCCGTGCCGTCGCCAAACAGGATTTCCTGCTCTTCCACGTACTTGAGGCCATATCGCATTTCCTTGTCGATCAGGCTTTGCAGCTGGGCAAAGTCGTCCAGGATCTGCTTGGAGGCCTTGAACATGTGCGCGATGGTCGTAACCGGCGTGAGCTTGTTGGCAAACTCGATCTCGCTGTATGGCTTGGCCGTGCCTTCCGCAACCACCTTGGCGGCATTGGTGAAGCCCGTTTGCTGCACCCAGAAGATGGCCGAAGACTCAGTGCGGCCGGGCGAGATCAGGTCGCGGATGAACAGGCGCTGCTTGAGGCTCTCTTGCACGCCAGGCAAGCGCATCGGCTCGACCGTTCCAGCGGGAACACCAGTGGACAGCAAAGCGGCCTGTACAGGAATGGACACTCGGCCCTTCTGGTTGGCTTGCACGATGTCCTTGGCAAAGGCTGCCAGCTTGTCGCTCTTGGCCACGGTGGCGCCCAGGCTCAGCGCAGCAGCAGCGTCACCCAGATGGTTCTTGCCGGCGACAAGCTGCTCCACCTCTCCCAGTTGCGCCTTGAGCGCATCCGAGGTTTGGCGCAGCGTGTTCACTTCGGTGGCCATCTTGTCCACCGATTCCTTGGTTTCGGCGCTCATGTCGCCGGCCTTCTTGGCCTCGGCAAAGGCCTTCTCTGCCTTCTGGCTGAATTCTCCGGAGGCCTTCTCCAGGGTTGCATTCACCTGCGTGAGCAGGTCCTTTACAGACATATCAGACATTTTTTGTCCCTTTACAAATAGAAAAGCCGCCCTTGAGGCGGCCGTTGGTTTGCATGTGATGGCTTAGGCTCGCGCCGCCGCCCCGAAGTTCGCGGTAAGCGACAGGAGGTGCGCGGCATCTGCCGCCGAAAAGGCAGCGCTCGGCGTGCCATCTTGGACAGCGCCAGGCGTGCCCTTGATCTCTTGAATGAGGCTGCGGCGCTCGGTGCGCGACATGCCTGCTTTTGCCAGGGTCGAATCCAGGCGATGGATGGCAGAGGCCTTGGCCCCCTTCCCTTCCTCGATCTGGTCCGCTGGCGTGAAGTTGTCCGCAAAGCCCTGATCCACGGCCGATGTGCCATTGATCCAGGTTTCTGCATCCATCATGGTTTGCACCTGCTTGAGGTCCAGGCCCGTGCGCGCAACGTACATCTGGGCCATGACCTCATCGAACTCATCGTTCTGCGCGGCAATGTTGCGCAGGTCATTGGCATTGCCAACGGCCAGGCACCAGCAGTTGTGAATCATGAAGAAGGCGGATTTGGCAATCTGCACCTCATCCCCGGCCATGGCCGCGACGGAGGCAGCAGAAGCCGCCATGCCCAGCACGCGGACAGTTACCCGCCCTTCGTACTCGCGCAGCATGTTGTAAATGGCGATGCCATGAAACAGGCTGCCGCCTGGGCTGTTGATGTACACCGTCACATCGGCGCCGCCCAGGCTGCGCAGGATGCCTGCGCACTTGGCATCGGTGAAGCCCGAGCCGTCCCAGTCCTCCCCGATCACATCGAAGATGCTGATGGAGGCCTCACCATTCGCGTTCTTGGCCTGTATGCCGCGGTTCCACCGCGCCATGACCGACTCTGGCACCTCGAAGCGCGCTTTGGCGTTCAGGTTATCCGCCCGCAGTGCAGGCAAGTTCTTTTTGTTCATCATCAACCTTTCGAGTCATCCTCGAAACCGAGGAGATTGCGCATTGCCGCGCGGACCTGCTGAAGCTCTGTCGCTGTGCCAATGGAGTCCAGCGTTGTCATTGCCGACTGCACAGTGAGCACCGCAGCATTGCCGCCCATTGGTTCCCGGTCTTCCAGCTCCCGCACCTCGTCACGGGTAAGAATCCCGTTGTTGACCATGGCGGCATAGAAGGCCGCGCGCCCCGCCGTATCGGCCCGCAGCAGGCCTTCAACCGCAAACTTGGGGTAGTAGCGCTGCCGCTCGGCAGGGCTCAGCAGGTCCTTGACGATGGATTGCTCAATGCGGCGCAGCCAGGGGCCCAGCGTGAAGGTGAGGAACCCGATCATTTGCTGCTCGATGCCCGTCCCCCAACTGGTGGATTTCTCCGTGTGTCCTACCATCCAGGGAGGGACGCGGAACCAACGGCAGATTTCTTCCACACTGAAGCCACGCGACTCCAGCAGTTGGGCGTCGGCCGGATTTATACCTACTGCACCAACATCGATGCCGCCCTCCAGCACCGGCACCTCTCCGCGCTCGACCGAGCCAACGTACTCCTTCTTGAATTCCTGTCGCTGCTCTGGCGTGAGCCACTTTTCCACCTTGTAGTAAAGCGTCTGCAGCAGGCCAGTCTTAAAAGTTTTACCCGCTGCTTCATCAGCCGCCAGCGCATTGCCGAAAACCTGGGCGCCGTACTCGATCACCGAAACCCCGTTTTTCCCATCCAGGGAGAATCCCGGGATGTGCCAGATCCGGTCATTGGGGATGATCCGCTGCGTGCCGTTCTCTTCCGTGTAGCGGTATTCCTTGCTGCCATCACTGCGGCGCGTCAAGGTCAGCCTATTGGGCGCCAGGAACTTGAGCCCCACAATGCGCGGGCCAATCATTAGCTTTTCAGCGTTGGCGCCGTCACGCAAGAGCATGGCCGCAACCACCGCCTCCCAGAACACGGATGCGGTGCTGTCGGCGTTCGGCTGCGCATGGATGATGCGGTGCAACCAGTGGTCAGGCGCGGCCCTCTTGCCCGTGGCGGTGCGCTCGTTCATCCCGAGCGGGAGCGTTGCAATGGTCTCGGAGATCAGCCGCGTACAGGCCCACACCGTGGACAGGCGCAGTAGCTTCTGGTCGGTCAGCACCGCACCACTGACATGAATCACTGTGCCGGCGCCTCCGCCGCCACTGGGCAGAAGCCAACCGAGCACAGTGGCTCGAACTCGCCCGAGCGCTGTTCTCATTGGATTTTTCATCGTCCTGCCTTAATTCCACCCTTGAGAAAACCATCCATGTCACCCTCTGTCACAGCGGTCAGGCTCGCGCCCGTTGCCATCAGGAGAGCTGCCATGTCATCGATCTTCTCGGTTGATTTGCGCTTGTCGGGCGCGTTGTTCAAGTTCTGATCCTGCCTCGCCACCAGGTTCGAGGCATTCCAGTTCAAAACCGGGTCATTGCCGTGAGCCAGCCGACCAGCCAGGTAGTGCAGCTCTAGATCCTGCATTGCAGGGTGGTAGCTCTGCGGGCCTTGCCGGAATAGCTCCATTGGGACGCCGGCTTGCTTTAGCCGCTGCGTGAGCTGCGGGGCGTTCCAGTTGTCATAGGCCAGCAGCCGCAGATTGAAGGTCTCATTCACCTCCAGAACCTTGGCCTCAATAGGCGCATAGTCGATTACCTCTTCCCCGCACTCGATCAAAAGCCCAGCCTCAACCCAGGCCTGATAGGGCACCAGGCCACGCGCCACGCGCCTGCGCGTTGCAGCAGGCGGCACCCAGCGCCAGCCATAGGTATAAAGCCAATCCTCCAGACGCCACACCAGGCGAAATGAGGTCAAGTCGTTGGTGCTCGACAGGTCAAGACCGCCCCAGCAAGGCACCGAGCGCAGCAGCTCCAGATCAACCAGGCCCTTGCACTCGCGCCATTTGGTGAGGTTCACCCAGCCGCCCGCCACCGATGAAGGCCGGTTCAAGCGCTTGATCTTGAATTCGCCGTGCGTGCCGGGCTTCTCCCGCGCCTCGATGGCAGCCTTGCGAATCTCATCCTTGAGAATCGGGTTCACATCCATGAGCGGGTTGGCCTTGGGCCATGCCGACTCATCAAAATCATCATCTGCAACCGTCCCGAGGTCTTCGTCCTTCTCGTCCACCGCGTAGTAGATCGCCAGGAAGTGATCTGCAAGCACGATGCCGCGCAGCACCTTCTTGGCAAATTCGCGCTCTTCTGCCCATGGGCCAGGGCTGCTATAGCCCTCGGTCGTGAGGAACAGGAAAAGGACGTTTGCCCGGGCGCCAGCAGCCGACACCAGGACGTTGAGCAAGTCATGGTCCTTGTGCGCGTGTATCTCATCGAGGATCACGCAAGAAGGGTTCAGGCCATCCTGCGTGCTTGCCTTGGCATTGATCGGCTTGTATGTGCCGCCGTTGTTGATGCTGGCAATCGCATTGGCGAATGGCACCAGGCCGAACGCCTCGCGCAGGTCGGAGGTCTTCTCCACCATCCGCTTGGCCACGTTGAACACAATCCGCGCCTGCTGGCCAGTGGTAGCGCCGGTGATGATCTGGGGTCCGTTCTCGCCTTCGCAGTTCTGGCAGTACAGCCCGACGATTGCCGCCAGCGTAGATTTCGCATTCTTGCGTGCGACCGCAAACAAGGCCTTTGAGAATCTGCGCGTACCGTCCGGTTTGCGGAACCCGAAGAGCTGCACCAGGAAGAAAACATGCGATTCGTGCAAGACGATGGTCGGCGTCTCCCAAACCCCCTCTACGTGAGGCAGCTTTTCTGCGAAGTCGCATACATCGTTGGCATGCCAAACATCGAAGTAGAACGGGGCTCCCTTCGTCTTGGCGCGCTCCAGGTCATCAAGAAAGCGCTTGGCAGCCAGACGAATCCAGATGCCGAAGCGCTTGCGGTTCTTGGGGTCCAGGGCCTTCTTTGCGTAGGCCTTGGCAATCGCCACATAGTCTTTATCGTGCGTTTGCTCGCTTTCCGTTTTTTGCGAAGGCATTTGTTGTCGGCCCTTCCCCCATTGGCTTTACCTTGCCCTGGGCTACCGGCGTCAGGCCGAAGTCGTTTATCAGGTTGCGGAGCTGGCCAACCATCGAGGCATTGGGCGCCTCGCCGGCTGCGTAGAGCTGCACGGTCTTGCCATGCAGCGCACACAGATGGCCGAGCGCCTGTAGGCCCGCCTCCGTCAGCAGTTTGTTTGCCACCAGGATCGGCGCCAGCCGGTCCCACTCCTTAAACGCATGTGCGTTGGGCAGCCAGTCGGGAGCCTCCGGAACATCGGAGATGATCGGCAGGTCCAGGACGTTTTCAGGTGCGCGGTCTTTGCGCTCCGTGCCTGCGATCGCTTTGAGACGGGCAGGCTTCTTTGCGGGTCCAGGCATGAAGCACCTCCCCTCCAAAATTGAAATTTCTATCTTGACTGTGCAAAAAAAGTGGTCCCGTGTCGGTACTAGCTGGAAGCGGCCTAGACTTTTTCCACGCCCCTCCCGTCGTGATCGATGAGAATCAATCTCGTTTGACCCGCCTCGGCTCTGCCTGATTGCGAATCGCTCTCAGTCGTCAAGCCCCGGGCAGTTCGCGCCTCACATGCCGATCGAATGCTCGTAGCAGGTCGTCCACCTCACCCAGCACCTTGAGACCCTTATCAAAGTCTTGCCGCGTTGCCTCGGTCGGTATGCCTGCAGCCTGGGACCTATCCCGGTGGAAGGTCGCGCACGCTATCCGCTCCTCTGCGTGTCGTGTCACCCACTCGGGCAAGCCATGATCTACACAGCGGCGCAGTCTTGCGCTCACGTTACGCTTCAGCTCAGCGAATGCCATGCTCACTCCTCTATCGGGTAGCCGTCCACTCCGACGCGCACAGCGGGCCTGTATCCCTTCTGCAGGGTCGTCAGCTTTTTGTGGCAGTCTCGGTTCACTGACCGCAGGTTGCTTGGATCATCCGGGTTGCCTTGCGCCTTGCCCGACTTGAACCAGGCCTTTGGCTTGATGTGATCCACCTCATGGGCTGGCAGTGGCTGGCCCCCTGCTCTCCTGCAGTCAGGGCACTGGCAGAGGTGGCCGTCACGCTCCAGGATCTGCAGGCGCAACCTATCCCACTCCGCGCCGTATCCCCGCGCGTGTCTGCTTGTCTTGCTCCAGACCATTGGTAATCCTTGTTGCTGCCTGGGTCAGTGCTCGACTCAGGCCAGCCCATGCCTCACATGCTTTGTGCGCAGCTTGTTTGAAGCGAGAGACAAGTGCGTTGCAGGCATTGCGTGTGTTGGTGATCGGGCGTCCGGCTATCTGGTAGCCCATCTGCCGGTAGATGCGGCGCTTCTTGGTGCGCATGTTCATGGCAGCCTCCCGTAGCAGTGGAACAAGCAAGGCTTGATGCCTCCGCCATAGATCGGGTGGATTGCATCGAAGTGGATGGTCTCTCGTTCGACCGAGCCCTTGTGATTCAGTCGCAGCGGCTGCTTGGCCACCACTACCGATCTGGTCTCTGTGTTCACCATGAGAACCTGCTTGAGCTGCTTCTTGGTGTCAACATCAAATACCGTTGCGCGGTCAACATTGCGTGGGGTGAATTTCATCGGACCTCCTGCACGTCAACCTTGAGCGCCTTGCTCACCAGCCAGTCGATAGCTCCCTGATTCGGAGGCTGACCAGCCAGCCAGCAGACGATGCCTACCAGGTACACAGATGGGAGCATCCACCAGGCGAATTGCGTTGATAGCCGCACGTTGACAGTGTTCATGACGCGCTCCAAAAGAAAAAGCCAGCACTTGGCTGGCCTTATGGGAAATGCATAGTTGCGATATCTACTATTCGAGCAGTCGTTTTCACCTATGAAAACATGACACTTGATAGATGATAGTTACATGTGCATGAAGGGTGAATATGAAAAGACGCTTGCAAATGGGATTGAGCACACTTGGCCTTGCTATCGGGCTGTCGGCAGTCTGTGTAATTCTTGCGCTTGCTGTCTACTTCAGAGGGAGCCACTAGTCTGGTAATGCTGTACAGAATTAGGCAGCGCGCAGAAGCTCTTCACCAAAGTCCGATCCGATCTTAATTGCAATATCGAACTCACCAACCCTCACCGCGTCGCCTGAGTACAGCACCTGACGCTTGACCCGAATTCCATTGACAAATGTGCCGTTCGTACTGCCGTGGTCCTCAATCACCAAGACACCCAGGTGGTAAACGAATGCGCCATGATCACGGCTGATGCTGAGATCATCCAAGCAGATTCCGCATTCCTTTGCCCTGCCAATGAGGGTAGTCCCCTTCTCCAAAACTATGGTGCAGGGTGTTGATTCTGAGGGCGATTTAACAACAATTTCTGGCTGCATTCTCACCTCCAAGTTTTGGAAGGCAAACTCTCTATTGCTAAGAGGTAGTTGAGCGGATGCGGATTATCCAGTCTTTGAGCTACATCAAAATTCAACAATTGACAAAAGTAAAGTTACCGTGGTTAGCTCAGCAAGCACCCCATGAGCTTGGGGCGGAGATATGCCACTCCATCAAACCACTCTGGAGTGGGCAGCGCTTGCTGCAGCTGGACATGAAAAAGCCGCCCATAGGCGGCGTTGATCTGTAACCGAGAACGCAGGCTAGTTGATTTCAGACCTTCTTCTTTGATGTCCGGTTGCGAGAAATTCCACCGACAGCAACCATCGACAAGAAACCAGTAAGAACAAACAAACCAACTGAACTTAAGCCAGGCACTGGGGTGGGCGCTGCGGCAGCAGGAGGCACTGGGGGCTTTTCAACCAATGCAACCATGCTCTGGTACGTAGGGTCAGTACTACCAAACAGATCGATCGTGTATGTCTTCGAACGATATGCCCCACCCAGTGTTGGCAATGTTGATGTCATTGCCTGATACATCGCCTGATATGCAGCAATGAATTCTGGATCAGTGCTCTTGTATCCATCTTCAAACGGACGTGACAAGCCGCTAGTGGCACTGATGCTGCTGATGGCGCCGTTATAGTCGTTTCCAAGCTCCCAAATAGCGTACTGGAATGCCCATTTTTGAGCATCTGATCCGCCCTTGAAATAGGTCGCGTAATACTGATCAAATAGCCAATTAACGGCTGCAACTCCCGCCTCTCCAGATCCACCCTTCAAAGCGCTGCCGCCAGCTTCGGATTGGTAACTCACACTTCCCACCGGGTACGTCTTGGTCACATCTATGCAGATCATGAACACCGGTAGATCGCTGTATGGCGTGCCATCCGCATATTTCAGATCGGTTGAAATTGCAGATTCAGCAAAGTCACCCGACCAAGCAGACGTTCCCGTCAGCGGCGCAGCGGTAGACGAGTTTGCAAACCCCACACCCAATGTCACTAGAAATGAAAGAATGGTTTGGCGCAGCATATAAACCTCGATGTTGGATTGAGCTACTCTGACTCCAGATGAGCATTTCGCACAGCTTGAGCCCGAGTAAGCCAAAATGACGGAAGCGAATTAATTGTAACAAAATAATTCTCTTGGCATTCTCGCATACTTCAAAGTCATCTTTGGTTAATAGCCGACATCAAAGCGTAATCATCTTCTCAACTACAAGGCAGAAAAACCCCGCACTAGGCGAGGCTCGGTGTTGGTGGGCCCGGAAGGAGTCGAACCCTCATCGTCCGGTTCGTAGCCGGAAGTCCTGTCCATTGAACGACAGGCCCAAACTGGCGGAAGCACAAGGAATTGAACCCTCACCCGCTCTGCACGGATGGCGACGGTTTTCAAGACCGTTTCCCGACCTTCGGGGCATGCTTCCTAAAGTGATGAGGCAGAAACAAAAAAGCGCCCCCTTCCGGAGCGCTCTACCTGAGCGTTGCGCATAACTGCGCCTCCACATAGGGTAGGCGACTCGTTGCTGTTGCTCAGTCAATGGGCCGACTGTACCAGATCAGAAGCCAGTCGTCAACATAGAGAAGCTCCTTCTTGGAATATAGTTTTCCAGCGTCATAGCGCCAGCTTCAACAATCGCCTCGGCCTGTGTGTCAAAGAACGGAGTGCGCAAAACTGCGCTGTCCTTCCGGATCTCACACGCTGTCCGGCCATTGACTCCGAAATACTTCACGCGCCAGCCCTCCTTTTCAAGCGCCTTCTCGACCTGGGAGCCATTCACTGGGCTTACTGCAGTCTTCACATGCTCAAGGCTCCAGGCCTCGGCCAGTACGTCATCCGGTAGGCGGGTGCAGTGCGAGTGATAGCCGATCAAGATTTCCTCTCCGCAGTCGAGACAGCGGCTACCCCACCCCATGGTGATGCTCTTCCACACCTTGCGGTTCTCATGCAGGCAATGGCCCAGGTAGCGGACATTCACCAGGCGCTCAGCCTCGGTCAGTGGGCGGTCAGCCGTGTATTCGCTATCCATCGGTCATGCTCCTCGGTTGATCAGCATCTGGCGGGCATCGCGCAGTAGGTCAGCCAACCCTTGAAAGCTGGTGCCCAGCTTCTTGCATGCCCTTGTGGGGGAAGCATCTTTGCTCCTGGGGTCCAGCACGTAGCACCAGTTCAAGGCTGCGCGGTGCTTCTCTGGAAGCCTGGAAACTTCCTTGGCAACCTTGGCGGCATCCATGGTGTCTAGCGGCTCAGCGGCTATGTCTCCCGGCTGGCGGAGGTGAGGTTGTGGCGGCATGCCTCGAAACATTGGGGAAACATCGCGGCGTGTTGGACCGTGGCACCAGCGCCCCCAGTTGGCCAAGCGTGCATCTATTGCGCGGTGCTCAGGCACCACAGAGGTGAAGTCAACATAGCCGCGACCGCTGCGGCGCGCTGGCGCGGAAAGTGCTGCTGTCTCTGCAAAGTTCATTGGTCCCCCGTTAGATAAAGTCTGGTGCTCTGAAAAGCTCCCGGCCATGTTGGCGGTCGCTCATGGTTTCTCTGGCCAGCTCTGCGGCCTTGCGGCACTCCTCATCGCTGCCCATGTGGATCGGCAGATAGTCCGACCCGTAATTGCTGGCGTAGGCCCTGCGGTTTGCCTTGAGCATTTGGGCCACTGGCTCGATGTGCAAGGCGCATTGGCTGCAGCTCCACAGAAGGACATGGGTTGCCTCAATCTGGTTAGTAGTCATCTGGATACCTCTTGTGTGGGCGAGTTGGAGTGCTCTCTGGCTTGGCCAGGGATTCGGTCGATTCAGTCCAGCGCTGGTATTTGCCCTCGAAATGGAGCGCCATGTCGCTCTGCCCCAAGTCCCGGCCCTTGATGGCACCAAGCCCCTTGATGGATGGCTCATCAATGTCGCCCTTCTTGTGGTCCCACAGCGCCAGCACAATGTCCGCGTCCTCCTCGATGGCCCCGCACTCCTTCAGATCGGCCAGCATCGGCTTGGGGCTGGAGCGCTTCTCTACCTCTCGATTGAGCTGGGACAGGAGCGCGATCGTGATACCTAATTGGCATGCAAGGCGCTTGAGGTTGCGGGTGATTTCCTCCAACTGGACTCTGCGATCCTTGCGCTCATCGGTTGCTGCCATGAGTTGCAGGTAGTCGATTACAAGCAGCTTGATCTTGTGTTTGCGGACCAGTTTTCTAGCCTTGGCTGAAATATCGGCAAGGTTGGCGCCTGGGCAAAATTCAAAGTACAGAGGCAGATCCCGCATGCGCTCCATTGCGTCAGGCACTCGGCCATAGTCATCGGGGCTGAGCTTGCCGGTCTTGAGCAGGCGCAGCGGCACCCGGCTCAGGTTCGCCACCGTGCGGCGCATCAGCTCCTGCTCATTCATTTCCATGCCCAGAAATGCGGCTGGATAGCCTCGCTCAGCCTGGTTGAGCGCTAGCTGTTGGGCAAAGGATGATTTACCCACTGATGGGCGAGCAGCGATAACGATCAACTGCCCGTCATAGGTGCCACCGGCCAGGGCGTAGTCCAGCCTCGGAATGCCTGTTTCACGCCCCAGCACGGCCTTGCCGTCTGCCAAGTCCTCCAGCTCATCAAGAAAAGGGACTACCAGCTCACCTACCGACTTGGCCTCGGAGGTCATGCGCTCATCTGCTATGGCCTCAAACAGGACCATTGCACGGCTGGTAATGTCCTCGGCAGACAGCCCCTTGTCTTGCAATAGCTCATTCACCTCTGCGGAAGCCGCTGCCACGCGGCGCAGCCTGTGCAGGTTGGCGACAATCCGGGCATGGTGTTCCACCAGCCGCCCGGTAGACGCGCTGGCCAAGCTGGTGAGGTACATCGGGAGCTGGTCGTTGTACGCCTCATCGACCTTCCCCTGCAGGCTGTGCAGCACCACAACAGGATCGACTTCGCGCCCAGACAGGACAAGCTCCTCGACTGCCTTCCAGATGCAGCCATTCAGGGGGTGTGCAAAGCTGGCAGCCGACAAGAGTCCAGCGGCCTTGTCAAAGGCTTCAGCGCCAGCCAGCAGCAAGGCTCCCAAAACGCTCTGCTCCGCCACCTGGGTAGGGTCCGTCCGGGGAGCAATGGGCTCAGCACCGAAATATTGGTCAAGTTCCTGCATATCCACCCTTGCGTTCATTGCGCCCCCTTGCGATGGCTTTCCCAGTTGCAGATGTGCATTTCTGCGCCATCACGCAGGCGGTCAAAGGCCCGCACGCCTAGCACCTCCTTCACATCGTCAGCACGCAGGTTTGACAGCACCACGGTAGGACGGCCCAGCTTGTAGCGGCGGTCGATAACGTCCAGCAGTTGGATGCGCTCAGCATCGGAGCGGAAGCCCACCCCTACCTCGTCAAGCACCAGCAAGCCGATCTCACCCAAGCGGTCGATCACTTGGCTCTCTGTTTCCACCTCGGGGTCGTATTTCCGGTCCCAGCTGGCGCGCAGCATGCGCACAATCTCCCGGGCGCTGTAGATCGCTGCAGGGATGCCGCGTGCGCGAATGAAGTGGCCGACCATGGCGCTGCCCAGGTGGGTTTTGCCGGTTCCAGGGGGGCCGATGAGCCAGATGTTTTTCCCGCCGTCCAGCTCGGCCGACTCAGCGAAGGCGCGGCACGCTGCCAGAACATTTGCCTGGGCCTGCTTGGCTGCCGTGTAGTTCTCGAAGCTGGAGAGCAACATGCGCCCCTCCATGCCGCTCTCCTCGATCATTCGCGCCAGCAGCTTCTCACCCTCTGCGGCTTGAGCCTGCTGGCGCTCCATAGCCTCCAGCTCCTTGATTTCGGCGTCCACGCAGCCCCAGCAGCGCGCCCACTTGCCTGTTTCCCGGTTCCGGCGGGAGTTGTAGCCCCCATGGATGGGGCAGTGTTCGTTTCGGATTTCAGTCATTACCAGTTCCCCGCTCCTTCGTAGTAGCTCGGATCAAAGTTCTGTTGTTTTGCGCCAGCCACTGCCCCGCCTCCTCCAGAACGCTTGCCAACCGCTCGCATGCAGGCTGCTTTCAGGTACTGGGCAGGGTCTGCAGGCCGCGCCACCACAGCGGCTCTCACGGCTTCAACCACCACCCCTTCTCCGTAGTCCTTCACCAACTTGCCGACAAAGCTGCCGCACTGCGCCGTTGGCATCCCGGCCTGCATCAGCAATGACTTCCCCGCTTTCCACAACTCATCCTTTGGCAGCTCGGCTGGAAGGCTGGCGGCACTGCCGCCCGTAGCGATAGCTACGGAGTTATCTATCTCTTCTCTTCTCTTCTCTTTCTCTAGCTCCGCAACTTGGCGAATTTCTTCCGGCTCATGTCCGTTGCTTGTCTGCGACTTGTCCGCATCCGATGCGGACGGCTTGCGCGAATTTGCTTTTCTTTGGGCTTCTGAAGCCCGACGTTTTGCGGACGCTCCGTTGTGCTCGGTGAAGTTTTCCAAGCAAACACCCTCTGGTCTTTCCGCAAGCCATCCGATATCGCACAGGGCTTTTCCCAGACCAGCAACACCCGTTTTGCGGTCAATCTGCCGCAGAGTTAGGCCCGGCATCAAGCCGTCCTCAGTGTGTTGATCAGCAGTTGCCCAGAGCCAGTACAGGCCACCGATTACTGCCGCCTCGCTGGTTTCGGTGGCGTCCACCAAGGCAGCAATGCGGGGGTCATCCCACAGGTTCCCGCGCATCTTGATCCAATCACCTGCCATAGTCAGCCCTCCTCTTTTATCGCTCTCTGCTTTGCAGAACGGATTGCGCGGATCAGTGCATCCACGTTTGTGATGGCCACAAAGACATGGCTTGTGGGTCTATCAAGGTCTGAGGTGTCCTGAGAGATGACTATCTGGCCACCCTTGCTGAAAGTGACTTGGATCTCGTCTTGTTGCTGTACTGCTGTTGTCATGTGTCCACCACAAAAAGGAAGGAGCACCACTGATAGAAGGCCAACGACCGGCAGGTGGTGGATCTGCTTTGCGGGAGCTACCCTGGTCGTCGGCGAAAACTTAGGCCGTCGCAGCCTCGTCGCGCATCGAGCGCACCGGCAGATCCAGATGGCGGCGCTCACTGGCAGGTTTGCCAGCAGCATTCACAGCACGGGCGGCTTGGCGCAGCAGACGCAATGCCTCTTCGGCTTCTGCAATCTCGCGCTCGATCACAGCCAGCTCGTTGTCGCTGATCACGCCGTCTTGCATGGAATCGATCACCACGGAGGTGACATGCGAGGTTTCGAGCACCAGCTTGGAAACCTTGGCGATTGGGCTTTGCTCGACTGGTCCAGACTCGCCCGCCAGCTCGAAGCGCCCGCCGCACTCCTGGGCCACGAAATTCGCCAGGTCGTAGCAGTGAGGCGTTTTCAGCTCGCAGCACATGGCGGCAATGGCGATGCCATCAGCCAAGCCCAGCTTGTGGGTAGCGGCTCCCGAGAGTTCCTTGCGGAATGTGTCATCTACCTTGTCGGGGCAATGGCGGGCACGGATCGCGGCGCGGCCCCCTGGGTAGTTGTTCACTCCACGGCTCACACAATCAACTGCACTCATGTCCGGATCTCCTTTTTTTGGACATGGACTCGATAGGCGCTATGCCCGAGGATTGAGCCCATGAAAACGCAAACCACCTCCACCACCCGCCTCCCGCAATTGCTGGGAGCCCTCGTACACGAATCGCAGCGCACAGTGCTGAGCACCAACGTCGATGCGTCCGGAACGAAAACGCGTCTGCTGCAGACAAGCAGCCTGCAGATCAATTGGTGCAATGGGGAGGCGCTCATTCGGTTTCGCTGTAGTTCGGTGGAATTAGCGAAAGCAAGCCATCAGGCGTGAGCTGGCTGCTGGCGCACGCCGTGCCAGGGAAAGCCAGGCGCAAGGTCTTCGCAAAGAATCTTGTTGCCAAGCGCTGCAGTCGCCAGCTCAATCAAAGGAGCCCAGGAATCAGGCATGGGGCGTTCCCCTTTTTTGATCTGGTTGATGAACTGGGCAGGCTTGTCGATTGCCCGCGCCAATGCGGCCTCGCTGCCAAAAACAGCAATGGCTTTTAGAAAATGAGGGTTAGGTGCTTTCGCCATGATGTGCTGATGATACAGCATTGCTGTATTAAATAAAGCATTGGCTGATCGGCACCTTGAGAACGAGAATACAGTGATGCTTGATTCACCACCATCCGACAAATCCACCGCTGAATTGGTGCGGACACGGCTTGCTATTGCATTTGCAGCATGGAATCCCACTGACGGGAAGAAGACCAAAAGGCACTTGGCGCTGCTCTGTGAGGAGATATCTGAGCAACCATGCTCGCCACAGACTGTGCAAGGCTGGTTTGCAACTGGGCGCATGGATAAAAAGTGGATACCTGTCCTAGCATCCATTTTTGGCGTCGATCTGCTGACGGGGCGCTCTACAGAATCACCAATTGAAACAACCAATGTGGCTTTGGCTCCAGCTCTGGCCCCTTCGCGCCTGATCCCTGTTGTTGGGCATGTCAAAGCTGGACCAGATGGCTTCCTAGAGGAGATGCAATACCCAGTTGGCCATGGCGAGGGTTTTGTTGAATACTGGGTCAAAGACCAGTCAGCCTATGCCGTGCGAGTAAAAGGCGACTCCATGCACCCACGTTACCGAGCTGGCGAGTTCATTGTTGTCACGCCAGGAATTGAGGCGCTACCAGGTCGAGACGTTGTTGTGAAGCTCGCTGATGGACACAAGCTCCTCAAGCAATTGAACTGGATACGTGATGATGAGATTCAGTTGCTGAGCATCAACAATGGATACGCACCAATGACCATCTCCAAGGATGAGATTGAGAGCATCCACCGTGTTGCGGGAAGCGTTCCACCAGACGCCTTTATTCCTGCATAAGCATCCTCCTGCCTCCAAACAGCCGCCACCCTAGGCGGCTTTTCTTTGCTCTTCATCATCAAGTAATGTTGTATTTTTTAGTCAGGAATCGTGCATCGCTTGATTTAATACAGCAATGCTGTACATTACATCCCGTCGCAGCAACAAACGCGAAACGACCGAAGGGGTAGCGATCCGGCCCCCATAAGCCCTACAGGATGCAGCGGGCGGTCCAGCTCCAGAGGAGTGCAGTGGGAGTTGCACCAGGCGATGAGTGCCAGTGATCGCGCCAGCACCCTCTCAGGTCTTTAAAAAGTCAGCCTAGCCGATGTTGCTTGCCTCTCCTATGTGAGGCATTCGCCCGGCTCAATGCATCTGCGGGCATGGCCGCAGCTCTGTGCGGTGCCCAGCCGTAACCCTGCAAGGTTGAATTTGGTGAGGTGAATGCGACCAAGATCAACAACGGCAACGCTGGTTGGAATCCCAGCGCGCCTGCCCGGAGCGCATCCGGGCGGGAAACCCAAGCCTTGTGACAGAGGGCTTAGGTTTCAACGACTGTTAACAGGAATGTCGGATGTAAGCATCAACTTCAAGCAATGTCTTGTTGTGGCGGGCAAGAATTTTTGAAATACTAGGAAAAAGCATCAATAAAACATGATCGATAGATAAAAATTATGATCGAAGATCCTAGATTCAAAGAGCTATCTCCGCGCACCTACCTTGCCCTACAGAGGAATGGGATTGATTCGGTTGAAAAAATCAAAGTTAGATACCCTGTTGGCCTATTAAGGCTCAGGGGCTTTGGTTGGCGTGCTCTTCGAGATGTGGAATCTGTTTTTTTGCCAGGCGAGAGATACGACCCGATCCGATACAAAACAGTAGGAAGACGGATCAAATCAAATGACAGCGAGTTTTTGCAATTCCTCTATTCGCAGAACACAAATGTACGTAAATAGCTTTTAGTTTCGCCGGTCCGAGCGTGTCCTTCTCCGCGCTTGGCTTGCCCTCACGGGACCGGCACCATACCCCAGGGCTAGCTCAGCAGGCCAATTAGCAGGGCCGGAGAGAATGTGCTAATCTCCTAAGCATGACCATTATTTACACGCACGCCCATGGACGCAGCGCTCTCAAGCGCAGTGCGGGCTACTCTGTGCGCCCTCTTGCCTCCAAGCGCAAGCAGGTGGTGGTCATCGATTCGCCCACAAAGGGCAATGCTGTGCGCACATTTCAGAAGATTTCCAATCCAGCTAACGCCCGCCTTTTTAGTGCCAGGGCGGCGCTGGAAGATTTCGCCGACTTGGAAATCTGACTCCTTCTCTCATGAAGACGCAATGTACCGCTGCGATCTGCAAGCAGTTAGGTAGGCTTGGAGAGTCTCCAGAGGCATTCGCTGCTGAGTTTGAGAAGTGGCGCAACGATGGCGAATACAGTTCCTATTTCTTTGGCAAAGACGGCTTATACATTGCCCCGACACTTTCCGATGGCTCCATGGGACTGCGCCATGTTCACTTGGTGCCACTGGCCAATGCCCAGCCATTGCGCAGATGGAATGCTCAATGGCTGCGACGGGGACGCAAGACCAGTGATCGAGTGCTAGTTTATGCCCAGGATCCTACTCACGGCTACCTGCTGATCTACATCTTGAACGAACCCGAGGCACATGAAGTAGCCAAAATGCTCACGCCAGATTCCGCTCTGCTAATGGGCAAGCTCATCAAGATTGCCGAAAAATTCATCTATACCGGCCAAATTATTGGCTGATCACACAAGCCGCTTGCTCAGCGGTTTCTTCAATCCACCAGCCCGCAACACCAGCGGGCTTTTGTTTTTCTAGGAGCCCACCATGGCTGAACAACTCTCTCTCGCCTATCGCCTCTTCAAGATGCGCCGCTGGGCTGGTGCCAAGTGGTCCACTGCTGCCCGCTGGGCCTGCAGCCTCGTATGGCGCAACGCGCGCAACGAATGGGCTGAGCGCCGCGCCCGCCTGGATCGCCGCGAAGAAGTCGAGCGCGCCGCGCGCCAACGCCTGTAACCCTAACTCGGAATCCAACTATGTCGAAAAAGCCCATGTTCATCCCCAATCCGGACGGCAGCGAGGGATACCTTATCAACTTGGCCGGTGTGCTCCTGATGGCTGGAGATGTAATCTTTGGCGATCCAGCTGAAACCACTCCCACAGGCCGCGCAAACGCTATGCGGATGGTTGAACGGATCTTGCAAGAAGCTGAGAAACGTGGATTCAAGCATACCGGCACAGTATGGAATCTGCTGCGCCGCAATGAACCGAATCCACGCCTGAGAAATCTTGCACAGGAGGCTATGGACTTGATACCGAAGGAGGTGCAAGGCCAAATCATGCGGGAGGAATTCAGCCAGGCCAAATCAGGCGGAGGCGACATGCCGCCACTGGTTGCAAAGAAGCACCCGGGAAGCCATGAGCCAGAGAGCAATCCCAATTTCACGCGACCCGGCCCCGATGGCATTGACCCGCGTTTTTGGGAAGCTGGCCGCGCGCTTAAAGAGATCAGGAAACGTGAAGGCAATGCCGCCATACACAAGCCTGAGCATGCCCATCTGTACGCACAGATGCACAAGTTTGCGCCGGAGTCGTTCAAAAAGGAAATGGCTGCCATGGCTAAAGAGATGGACCTGATGCCGAAAGCCACTCATGTAGGGGCCGATGGTCAAGCGGTCTATACGTCACAGCAGATCGCGGACAAGCATGGCGTGAGCGTTGAAGTGGTCGAACGCCTCATTGCCCAGGCTGACATTGGCCCTGATGACCTGTACAGCGGCCCGGTGTTCCCGATCCAGTGAAAGGTAGCCATAAATGCAAGAGCGTCAACTGATGGCAATCGCTGTAGCAGCTCGCCGCTGGCGTGATGCCCAGCGCCTACGACTGGAGGCACGCCGCGCGAAGCGCAAAGCCCATGAAGCCGTGTATGTGGTGTTCTATAGCCCGCAACTCATGGCCGCAAGGGATGCTGCAGACAAGGCCGTTACCGACACCCGACGGGGCGAACGCAAGGCCTTGAAGGCGCTGGCCAAGCTGTGTGACCAGGCTTGGCCATACGAGGATGCGCTAACCGTGGATGAGGTACTGGCGCTGCCGCCTTGAAGCGAGCAATATCTGATCACATCACTAATGCGCGCCGACCCCGACCAACTCGGACCAGGTCTGTTGCAGATTAGACAGTTCTGCCACCAGGCGCGCGTACTCCATGTTGATCTCAGACAGCCATTTGCCTTCAGCACTAAGTTCAGACTCAAGCGCTCTGCATTTCACTGGATCATCTTCTTCAGCTTTCATGACAGCATCAGAAATGGCCTTGACGATTTCTAGCTGGCGTGTGCGGCGGTGTTCGCAATCGCGGAGCTGGCTCTGCAGCCCCATGATTAACACTGCTAAGTGAGCCTCCTTGGCGCTTCTCTCCACGCGCCTGCCAATTGCTTCAACGCGCTCTGCGGCGCTCTCGTCTGCCTCATGCTTAAAAGAGAACGAGTCAGAAAGCCGACCAATAATTTCTGCGTTCAAGCTCTTCGAGGTTTTTTCTGCCGCCTCGCTCAAAGAGGTATGCAGCTCTTTGGGTATGCGTAGAGTAATTCTGGTGTAGCGGTCTTCTTCGTCCATGGCCTCAATTTTCCACCAAAACAGTGTCACTGGCTATTGACACCATAACAGTGTCACATCCATAATTCAAACGCGACACCATAACAGTGTCACATGAAAGATTCGCTATGAGCAGCAACCAAGATCAAGTCACCTTCACCCTGAGAGTGCCAGTTGCGCTGCAGGAAGCCGCCAAGGCCCATGCAAAGCAAGAGCACATCAGCCTGAATAGCCTGATCGTCCGTCTACTTGAGCGCGAAGTTGCGCAGAAAGGAAACCCTTGAAAGTTACAACAGACAGCACCGTGACGCCTCAGATCACGGTGGATACCGAGCGCGATGATGCCTTCAGGCTCGGCGAGGACACAGCACGCGAAACATGGCGTCATCACTGTGAGGGCGACACCGTGGACGAGGCAGCGTTGTACTTGGCCACAAACGTCATGGAGCAATTCGTGACGGAAGACCTAGAGAACGGCACAGCATACGCCTATGGCCTGATCCGTGGACTGCTGCGCAAGTCCCGCAAGCCTGAGGGCGCCCCTGTCAACATGGAAGGAGCGTCGCAATGAGCAGCATCGTGAAAAGCGGCGGCATCCCCGCCAAGATGAGCACCAAGGAAATTGCCAAGGTCACTGGCAAAGAGCACAAGCAGGTTCTGCGTGAAACCCGTGTGATGCTTGTTACGTTGTTCTGCGGTGATTACATAGACAGCGTGATCCCTGCCGGAAAAGTGAGCCAGCGTGGGCAGTACATCCGAGACAACGGAGATGCCCTATTCAGGGGATGCTTTGAAGATGGTGCAGATCTGCACCATGAACAAAATCAAGGCTTTACCCTGCATTGGGACAAGCGCGGATACCTGATTCAGGTGGATCTCGATCGCAACCTCACGCTGACCTTGGTAACTGGTTACGACATCGTTCTGCGTAATCGTGTTGTCAACCGCATGGACGAGCTGGAGAAGAAGCTGGCCGCACACGCCAAGCTCCCCTACTCTGCTGGGCACACTGACAAATTGTCCAAGGAAGAAGCGGATGAACTTCGTAACGTGCTTACCGAAGCAGCGGAAGCACTACCCATCAAGCAGCGTGCGGGCTTCTTGAAACAGGGTTGGGCCAAGCTGAAGGCTCATTTCAAGGTCTACTACCGCGATATTCCGCGTAGCGAACTCACCGAGGCACTCGCAATCGCCAGCCGTCATATCGCTGAATACGAAACACCGCCAGCACTCCCAGCGCCAACGGTTACTGACAAGGCACTGACCCAGGCAATGGAAAGTGTGCAGGTTATGGCTGCATCCATGGCGGATCTCTCTGCTGCAGTCCTGAAGCTGTCCGGACAGCGCCAGCAGGCCACCCAGCCGATTGCAGTTCCTGTAGGGGCTCCAGCTTGACCCCAAAGACGAAACCCCTGAGCAGGTGAGAGCGCTCAAGGGTTTCTAGATCAAAAACCATAGCAAGGAATTCAGATCATGGAAGCGATTATCGCGCACCCCGCGAAGGGTGCCAAGCGCAGCCCTGCCCGCAAGACTGCTGCGAAGCCTCAATTGCAAGACGAAGCAGCACAACTGCAAGCCAGCGCACTGCAGATCCTGGGTTTTATGTGCTCAGAGCTGGCTGAGACCGGATTGGACGATATACCCGGTGCAGCTTTGGCAGCGTATGAGGCAAACAGCGTTGTGTTTGTGCTGCGCAATCCAGACGAAATCGACGAGCCCATTGGTGTCCTGGTAGCTCTTGAGCAGTTGCACCAGCACCTCGACCGAACCGCGCTCTGCTTGGAAGCGGCTACGGGCCTTGACTTGCCCGTAGCGGTCCATGCCTTTGGCCTGGTTGATCACATCGATCAATTCTCCAAGCGCCTGCATGCCGCCTTATCAGGACTGCCCGCCATACTCGAAGATCTTCGGGCCTTGACTACCTTCGCTGGCGCAAAACCCTTCCGCGACCGTCCTACGCCACCAATCCGCCGCGTGGAAAGAAGTGATGACGAGCTGAAAGATACCCCAGTTCATGAAGCCGGTCGCACAGGGAAGGTGCTGGCATTGCAATGCACCTGGGATGTTGGCGTCGTAGCCGAGGAAATCGTCAAGCTTGGTGACTGGCTGGAGGACTACAACCCTGCGACATTGGAAGGTCTGCTGCGCTGCTATGGCCTGCGCATCCAGGCACTCAATGGCAAGTTGATGGCATACCTTGACGGAGATGGCACCACCGCTGGTGATGTACACCGCGAACTGTTCAAAGGCTCACGCCCATTCAGAGGAGAAGAAGAATGATCGCAGTAGCAGAGAAGCCAAAGGCCACGGCAAAAAGAGCCACTCGCAAGACAGATCCGGCGGTTCAGAGCCAGAAGCCACAGCCACCTATCCAGCGAGCAGCGCAGGCCCCAACCATTGAAGAAGAAAGGGCACTCTTCCGTGAAATCGCGCTTGATCTTGATACAGCGGCTCTGACTGATGAGGACCACGCACATAGTGGTGACTCAGACCGGCTACTGAACATTGCCGCAATGATCGCGTCCAATGCAGCCAAGGGCATTTTGTGGAACAACAACCATGAAAACGCTGGCTACGATATTGCCGCCTGCATCAATGCCGCGCGCCTTGTCCCAGGAGATACCGAGTCCCTTGAGCGTACAGCCGCTATCAATCAAGCAGGGGTCAAGCTGGGCGTGATCACCGAGACAAGGCCTGACATGCTTTTGTTCACGCACATTCCGCGTCCGAGCCCTGTACAAGCGCCGCTTCACACGACAGAGCCCGCCGCAAGCGCCCAACAGTTCACACAAGATCAACTGAATGAGCTGCATTGGCGTTCCTATGTGAATATGGATTGCGCCAGGAGCGTGATCTTCCACTATGCAGAGCACGCCAATTCAGAAGAGGTGTTTGCTTTGCGAGACCTCTTGGACATGTACTGCGAAGCGACTGATGAGGCGATGAAGGCCAAGGAAACTGGAAACCTCAGTTCCGGACCGCTGCCCGACCTCTCAGCAGACCTGAGCAAGATCCTCCATCTCTTCTATATCGTGAACGACGATAACCGCGATGACGGCGTGTTGCATGGGGTGGAATACCTGCTGCAAGCCGCTAAGCGCATCGCAGACGGCGACTTGGGGGTACTGGAATGACCAGGCATTACGCACCACCACCCCCTAAGCCGCCGCAGCGCACCGGCTCCGCGTTCTACATTCTCAAGGAGATTGCAGAGCGCCGGGCTAGGCAGACATCATTAACCCCGCACTCTCAAACAAACGAAATAGAAAATTCAAAGGCGAAGCCATGATCGACAAGCTATTTTTTGGAGCCCTGCTACTCATTGCAGCAATGGTTTTACTCATGGAGTTTTCCGTTGATCGCAAAAGACGGCATGAATGGGAGACCTTTAAGACAGCGAATGAATGCAAGGTGATATCGAAGACCGACAGCGTACGCTTATCCGGCTCTAGCACTGGCACCAGTGACCAGCCCGTCAATGCACAAACCACGACGCCAAGTAAAACCGGCTGGATCTGCAAAGACGGCATCACCTATTACAAGTGAGATCGCAATGAATAACGAAATTGGCGGCCACTTGAAAGCCGTTAATCAGGCTCCAGCCCGCATGAGTGCTCAATCTGGAGCGGCCAGCAGGACAACCAAAAAGCTGAAGGCCGACCAGAAAACTGCAGGTCTGACCAAGTTGGCCAAGGTTGAAACAGTCGCCCTTTGGCATGCCGTCAACTGGATGGAAGTCGTATTGCGCGAATGGAAGCGCGACGGGTTCAAGGATGACCAGGACCAAGCGCAGCATGAGGTGCAGCGCCAGCACCTCACCACCGCCAAGCGGGCGCTGCGCAATGTCAATGCGATAAGAAAGGAGCAATGATGGCCGCACGATTTGTACGCATAGTCAAATTCTGCGCAGAGACTGGATACTCTGATCGCGCAGTAGAGACAAAGATTCATCGGGGCGTCTGGGTTGAAGGCCGGGAATATGTTCGCGCTCCAGACAACAATATTTTGATTGACATGGAAGGTTATTACCAATGGGCCGCAAAGCAACGACAGGAGGTGTTAGACCGCGAGGCGACCGCATAGAGGTTCGCTTTACATGGAATGGCAAGCAGGTTTCTCCTACGCTTGATCTACGCCCTACTGCAGCGAATCTAAAACATGCAGCACGGCTGCGAGCAACCATAGTCGAGGAAATAAAGCATGGCACTTTCAGCTTTGCAGCACATTTCCCCGACTACAAGCACCTGCAGCAGCACCAGCCAGAAAGCGAGGCTGGTGTCCGCACCTTCGCAGAATGGGCCAAAGTCTGGGAAACCTTGGCCGCTCGGAGTCTGGAGCATTCAACCCACGCCATTTACATAAGGCACCTAAATGCCTATTGGGTTCCAAAATTCGGCAAGCTGCGACCGGAGAAGATCAGCCATGAAATGGTGCTTACCCATTTGGCAACGCTCAGCAAGGATCGTATTGATTTAGAGACGGGTCGAAAAATGAAAGGTCTATCACGCAAAACGCAGAATAATATTCTGATCCCCATGCGCGGTGTTTTCGACCTGATTTGCAAACCACCCAGCCGCATAGCCAATCCTATCGAGGGGATTGATAATCAGAAAATCCAGAAGGCAAACCCAGATCCTTTTGCGCCTGATGAGGTTGAGCTGATTCTCAGGGAAATGCAAAAGCGCTTTGGCGATGTGATGGCGGATTATTTCGAGTTCTCGTTTTTCGCTGGCTTGCGGGCAAGTGAGCACATTGCGCTGAGATGGGAGGATGTGGATTTGCGAAAGTCTACGGTACTTGTGCGCCGCTCCAAGGTTATGACCATGGAGAAGGACCGTACCAAGACCAATGTGGAGCGCACTGTCGAGTTGAATCAACGCGCGGCAAGCGTGATCCAGCGCCAGCGCGCCAGAACTGCAGCCATGAATGCCGAGGTGTTCTATAACCCCAACACCGGAGCGCCCTACCATGATGAACAGTCGCAGCGCAGGGCATGGCGCCTGACACTACGCGCAATAGGCGTGAGGTACAGGGCACCAAAGGAATGCCGGGACACCAGCGTGACCCTTGCCCTGATGGCCGGGGCCAATCCGATGTGGGTGGCAATGCAGCATGGCCACTCGGTCCAAGTGATGATGCGCGACTATGCGAAGTGGATTCCATCGGCGGATCGAGGCGCCAATCTCGCCGCAGTCAATGCCGCGATCAGCACCCAGGCCGCACCACGCAAAGAAGCGATTTAG